CAAAATGTTTAATTAATTGCGACTGACCACTCTCTAGCGAATGAACCCGCTCCCGCAATTTGTAAATTTCTCTAGAGTTTTCCATGGCCTCTTTGGTTGTATTGTCATGCTTTATAATAAGTTTACCGAGTTCTATTTTTAGGAATTGCATATCGCTATAAACACTCTTTAAAAAGAATCCGTTTATTCCCATAACTATCGTAAGAACCGAACCCACAACCTCTAAATCGTTCATGCTAAACCCCGTACTTTAAAAACTCAGCTAGATATTCTGCCTTATCATCATCGGTAACTAGGACACCATCTGGGGTCATGGCCACAATTAAAGATTTAGCCTTATCAGGTCTTAGGTTTTGGAGAGCTTTAAATATATCTGAATAATCTGTTTCCATTTGGTCTATTTGCTCAATCGTTAAGCCTTTTTCTAAATTATTACCTGCCACTAGGTCTAAAAGGTTACTACAAATAGTCCTAACCATAGCCCCGTTTTTAAGTTTATTATTTATTACATCGCTGGCGATTTTAACTGCATTTAACTCCGAGTCCTTAGCCTCTAGTTCTGCCATTTTTAATTCTGCATCATCAGGGTCACTTAATAGTAAATTTTTAAGCCATAATGATGGGTTGGGTTCTGAGTGGAGCGAATGAAAAGCCTGCCTCATATCGCTTAAAGAGTTGAATCTATCCTCTAAATCTACTCGTCTTAACCTTTCGTTTTCGGTGGCGATAAGTTCTGATTTATATATAACCAGCTCTGCCTCTAGCTCTTCCACTGAAAAGTAAAGGGTGTCCACTGGCTCTATATTATTCTTAATGAACAATCTAGACTGGAGCAGTCCTATAATATCCGTATAAACTAATTCGTTAATTTGCTCTAATGTCATAATATTACCTAAGTTTTGTTATTTTTACGGTTGTATAAACCTCATTGTCACCATAAGATGCGGCAGCGCCAAAACCATCAGTCGCTCTCGTTGTTCCGCATCGGTGTTGTATCTCATAAGTCTTAGGGGACGTAATAGTTAACTCTCCTCTAAAATCAGAGTGCATGACAGAGCCCGAGAAATAGTAAGTACCAATTATATCATCGGTAGAGTTAGTTATATTTCTAAGTTTTAACTTATTCCCACCACAATCTTTAGCTGGAGCAAAAGCCTCAATGTTATATTTTCCGGCTTGCAACGTAAACTGGTCGGAAGAAAGAGAGACTATCTCACTATCACCCTCAATTGTGTTAAGAGTTCTTGTTAAGTAAGAACCACTTGTAAATGTTCCACCACTAGTCCCAGTTGATTTAATATCTTTAAGGTACGCCACCTTTTGTACTGGTACTGCGGCTAGGAAGGTTGCTTCTACAGGAGTGACAATTAGTTGCACCCCTTGGTTTTGAGCACTAGCTTGTGCGGTTTCTCCTAGTGATAAATGCGCAGCAAGACTATCCCCTACCTCTAGTTTCCCTATAAAAACTGCCTCAGCGGGCACATTCGAACTTGCCTGATATTGCATGGCTCCCACTATACCCTCAGGAAGTACCGCAAGGTCCGCATCTAATTGAGCAGATGAGGCGTTCTTAGATATACCCACATAACAAGCGGAGGTGGCGGCAAACTGGTGCTTCATCATCACATTGCATTGCTCTGTTGCTGTAAAAATTAGCCCGTCAGTAGCGTTATTTACAATTGTTCCAAATTTAGAAATTGTATTTTCCTGAACTGTCCCAAAATAAGGGACTGCTAGGTTGCTAGACGAATAAGTGAATCCGTCTGTCGCTCGGTAAACCTCTGACCCACTCTTCGCTGGGGTTACTACGTTTTCTGTAGTAGCGGTGGCTGATACCGCTATTGTTCCTCTCTCCCTTAACGCTTGGGTGGTTAGGTTCAAGTTGCCACTTGTATGATGCCTTAAAGTGTCGCCACTTACTAAATTTACAGAAACAGACGTATGTCCTGTCCATGCATTTCTGTAATCTAAAGCTATCCTGTCTGAGTCATTTGTTAAATTCTGAGGTTCGGTGGTCAACTCTGTAGAGTTTAAGGTTATGGCAGAATAAGAACCCCCTGACGAGTATTGACCAACAGCAATATCCACAACACAGTCCTTTAGGGCTGTTAACGACCAACCATTGGTAGCGTTATTCTCTATTGAATAAATACCACCACCGCTCTCCCTAACTACTGGCTGATAATAAGGTATCTTATTATTTACTGAGCCGTAACCTAAGTATTCCTGAAAAAAAGATGTTTGTGTCTCTACAATATCTTTATAAGTAAAAGGGTTAGTTGAAAACTCCACATCATCAACTATTAAAATATCTCCATTAGTAGGAGCCTCTAGGATATGGAACCCATATCTAACCTGTGTGCAGGTTGATGGGGGGTAGAAAGTTGCTGAATATCTAGTAGCATTATCGGCTGTCCCGATAGTATCTAAAACAGAATTGAGCTTACTGGAATTAGTCTCGTCCCAAACTACCGCCTCAATAGTTGTCGTCCCGCCCCATGTGAAATAGAAAGTAAAACCAGAGTCATTATCTTGTTGTTTGAAGTCAACATCAATCACAGGAGATGAAAAGTAATCATTTAAAGAACTAGCACCAGCTACATACTTTAATGAGCTTGTTCCTGATATGGGGCTAGTTGTTTCATCTGATAGCACTCCGTCCAGGGTCCCGCCACCTTGAAAGGTAGCAGAATTACCAGTGGAGAAATCAGCCGCTAGGGTGGTTTCAAAATCCTCATTTAACCAAGAATCTAAAGAGCCAGCGCCACCACCGCCTGCGATTAAGTTTAACTGAGTCCCGTCGTCACTATAAACGGTATCCGTATCACTGGCATAAACGAGAGTTCCTTGTTTTCTAGTGAGCCCGTCTAAGTTTGCTTTGGTATCTTTCGGGAGTGTTAGTCTATTGGTATTAGATGCCGTCCCGCCGTCTATATCTCCACCGCTAACGGTTGGAGTGTTAATAGTTGGGGAGGTAAGGGTTTTATTGGTTAGCGTTTGAGAATTAGTCGTCCCGACAACTTCACCAGTGGCGCCATGGGCAGCTGTAGAATTAATGTGCGCATCTAGGACGGCGTCAGCGGCTAGCTCTGTCCAAACGGCAGCGCCAACGGTAACATCAACCGCCCTAAATAGCGCACCGCTGGAGGTATTCAGCCAGAGGGACAAGACTGAATAGCCAGCATTACTGTCATCGTTAATTGTAGGGTCCGAGGCGGATGCGTTATCCTCGGCCTGTTCATTGGTTTTCCAGTCCGTCCCGTCGTGGATTCGAACCTTCCCCACCGTGCTATTGAAATAAAAACCAGCATTGGAATAAGGTGGGGCCCCATAGACTGCCTCGAAAGCGGCGTCGGTTGCGAATGTTTCGGCGAATGATGCTATTGCTCCGGCCGTAGTTGGCTCGGTAGCTGATGTAAAACCATCTGGAAAATCTATAATTCTAGACATTATCTTGCCTCTATGTAGTTCATTAATTGATATGAATAGGGCCCATATAAGCTACTTAACTCTGACCCGTCTGTTTTATTAAATCTGTTTTCATGCTCTTTAATCCAGCCTATATAAGAGCTGTTTGAAAATGTGTAACCTGTTGATGATAACTCTATCTCATACTCATCACGGTCTAGCTGTATAGGATTATCAAACCGTATTACTTTCCATAAGTGAGCATAATTATCAGTTGTCGATAAATCGCTTTTAATTTCAGAGCTTGTAAAATCCTTAGATGCTAATTCGTTTCCACTCTGTCTAATTTTTATGGTGAATGTCCCAGCGGGAGCGTTGTGCATATAAATGTAAGGCCTGACTGCCTCTATTAGAAAACGCTTCTGTTCGGTAAGTGTTACCGTTTGCGACAGTGTAGCTTTAAGCTCCTCAACTACTAATTTGGTCATTTCTGCTCCCTTAAACTAAAGGAAGTCTCCCAGTAGCCTGCCGTGACATTAGGAAAAGATGGCTCAGATGTGAATTTATATAAACCATTAAGTCTGTTGATATTATTTAAAAGGGTTGATGATGGGTCGCAAAACTCTACAAATAGAGGCTTAACCGTTCGTCTGTTATCAAAAACCTCAAACATTTTATCAAGCTCTGTTGTGTTCATAACTTTAATTTTTAGACCGTTTAGCTCTTTTCTCTGGGTTATGTCGTCTATATATTCCTGCCCATATCGAGTTGATGAATATTTTTTAACGTCCCTGTTTTTATAAGACCACCTATAGTCTATCCCGTTGGTGTCTATTACCGTTGCCTTTCCTATAAACAGATTTGCAACCTCACAGTAACCAAGAGTGGAGGTGAAAACAAAACGCCAATATCTATAATTCTGCTCAGTAATAGACTTAACCCCTACTCCAAACTGGGAGTCGAAAGTTAACGAGGTAGAGAAAGCGGGAGCCCCCCAAGAGTCGGTAGCATTTGCCTCTATGGTTATGGTTGAAACACCAAATCCATTCTGCCAATTATCTACAATCCCGACATAATCAACGGGCTCAGTCGAACCAAGGTCAAAAACAATACTGTCCGAGTTAGATGTTGAGCGCCATACTCTAGTTCTAAAATCGTCTTGTATATTAGAAACCGGAAATTGGGCGTTACTTGTAGACGCTGTTAACTGTGCTGTTTCAACTAAATTGTTAGCTAGAAATCTAATCATGCGCTCACCCTGAAGCCGTCGCGCCCAGCATCCCTTACGGCCCTAGCTATTTCTTTGTTATCAACTTGAACCACTATCGGTTGAGAGGCTATCATTTCGATACTATTAGAAAGTCTCTCTACTGAACTATTTTCCCCCCTCAACTCTCCCGAATTAATTTGGTCAAATAAGTTTCTTTGCTGAGAAGAGTTTAGAATCATTTCTCCAGTTCTTACCTGAGCTATAGTGTTGTCAGGTCCAACAGATGAGCCATTGAAACCACCTACTACACCGCCATTCTGAAAACCTACACCAGCAATCTTCGCAACATTAGCCAAACCTAGCGCGACAATAGATGATGCTAGGGCAACGGACCACGGAGGGCCGGGAGGCGCTGCTAGTGCTTTAGTAGCGGCTGCATAGGTTGAAATGGTAGCATCAGCAATCATTAAACCTTTCTGAGCGGCTGAGCCCTCTTTAGCTAATGCAATACCAGCACCTAGAAAGTTTCTAGCTGTTGATAACTTCGCCTGTTGAATTGCATCCTCTTGAGCTTTACGCCTTTTCTTCTCTGCTATAATTTGTTTAGTTTGTAGTTTCTCTAAGTCTAGTTCGGTTTTGGCGGCTAGTTTCTGCTCTGCCAGCTCCCTTTCTCTTGAGTTCTTTATTAGGGCGGTTTTCTCAAGTTCAGCATTTGCTCGGATACTTATTTTCTGAGCCTCTATATCGTTAAGTTTTATGAAATCTTCCTCATTGGCCAAACCTTGAGCCTCTTTAATTCTTAACTGTCTCTCTTCCTCGGCTAAGTCACGCTCTTGATTAATCATGGTAATCTCGGCGTTAACTCTTCTCGCGTTATCTATTTCGGCTTGCTGCGCTGGACTTAAACCCGCTGCCTCTTTTGGTTTTTCTTCTTTTACTGGCTCAACCTTTTCACCTAACCCAGCACCACCAGAGAACTTTCTAAATTCATCAGCCCTTACTGTGTTAATTTGTTTTAAGGCCTCTATTTTTTTATTTAATTGCTCAACTTCGCTCTCAATCTGTTTGGCTCGCCTTGCAAATACTGGACGCCCATTAACTTCCGCCATCGAGTTTAGTTCTTTGTTAAGTTCTGCTACTTTTATTCTTAAAGTATTAACGCTTTCTGGCTTATCATCATCAAACGTCTTAGTGAGTTCTCTGCCGACCTGTCTTAACCCTCTAACTGTAGACTCTAGATGTGGTAACATGAAATCAAAAATAGAGTCGCCAATCTCTTTAATATCTTTTACTACTTTATCTCTTCTAAATTCTAAAGATGCCTTCATTTCATTAGCGGCATCAGTAGCGGCGCCTGCTTTTTTTGTAAATTGGTCTAGGTTACTAGTGAACCTTTGAGTTTGGTCGCCGGTCAATGCGAACACTGCCCTAACTGCCTCAGTTCTGCCTAGTAGTTTTTGAAGTGTTTCTTCACTTCCACCAGTGGCGGTTATTAAATCTTGTAAAAATGTATTAAGCCCCTTCGTTCTAAGGGCGGTTAAACTAAAAGCGTTACCAACCTTTTCACCGAATAATTTTCCAGCATCCCCTGACTTTTTAAATAGAGCTGAGAACAGTGAGTTTAATTGAGTAACCCTTTCTGATGTGGTTAAACCCTGAGTGGTCATGGTGGCAAGGGCAG